GCGTGCTGAAGGAGACTGCAACGTTGCGATTCGGTTGGAGTACCTTGCTTACCTGCTGGAAAGTTCGGCGGGCGAGGAAGCCAACCGCGTGCGTTACACGTACGCAGACGCGTCATACCGTGAGTACTATCGTACGCATAAGTACAACGGCAAGGTCGGCGATTTAAAGCAGTTGCGCGATGGTAAGTACGCCATCGTACTGGACGATGGACAAGCCACCTACGGGTGGAACCTGCGCAACCTCGCCGAATGTTTCGGACCTCATGCAGATGATCTCGAAAGGAACATGGATTACTTCCAGGACCTCTTGCTTGACAAGCGTCGCTCGCGCGGCAGTTACGTGGATTTCGATGACGACCGCTACCACCGAAAGGAGAATGCACCGATCAAGGGCAAAACAAAGAAGGGAAAGAACCCGAAGCCCCAGAAGCCTCTGGAGGAAGCCCCAAAGCACGATTGGCAAGCAGACGTCTTCACGGTGGAAGAGGGCCATAAACCGATCCACGGACCCAAAGCTTCGCAACCTCAACCTGAGGCTGTGCAGTTGGTCGAGGAATTCAAGGACCGCCTTGTAGGCCTCGGCTATGTGGAGGGGGAGCTCGTTATCCCCGAAATGAACCCGGTAGTTGAGAAGAAGTCTTTGCTCACGCACTTGAAGATTTTTTGGCGAACGCTGAGACGTGTGAAGGTCACTCCCACAAAGGAGCAAATGGACCGTTGCGCGCGCTTGGTAGCTGACATGATGGGTGAGGTCAGCTTTGTGCCTGATGAAGACTACAACCAGAAAACCGGACTGATCCGCGTGATCAACTCGACAGCAGTCAAGCCTGACAAAGCTAGTGGCTACCCGTATTGCGAGCGGGGCCAGCCGTTGAACCAGCAAGTCATCGCTAGCCTAGGTGCTGATGGGTTGGCGCAGGAAACCATCAATCGATGGAATGAGCCTTTTGACATCAAGGTCTTCTTGAAGGGGGAACCCACCAAGAAGAAGAAGATCGACGAGGGCCGGCCGCGCATCATCTGCGGATTACCCCTCCACCAGACAGTCAAAAATGCTAGCATCTTTGGCAACTTCAACATTGCGTGTGTCAGTGGTTGGAAGACCAGCTCAGTGAAACATTGCTTCTCCCCGAACGTGCCCGGTAACATCGAGCACCTAGAGGCGTGGCTTGGACCTGGTAAGAAGTGGGGCGGCGACAAGCCAACCTGGGACTTCACCTTCCTCTACTGGATCGTCTGTGTCGCATGTATGTGCGTCAAGATGAAAGTCGTGAAATGTGCGAGCTGGACAGAAGACCAGTTCGCCCAGTACAAGAAGGACGTCGATGAGGCGTTCGACCTGACTTTCAAGAACTCGCGTTACCGTTGTTCAGACGGCACCGTGTTTGCGATGGTCGTCAACGGCATCATGAAGAGTGGGTGGTTCTTAACCATCATCGTGAACTCCATGGCCCAGATCATCCTGCACGTCATGATCTGCATCTACGCAGGTATGTCAGACGACGAGATTCTTGAGACGAAGATCTTTGCTGGTGGCGATGACACTCTGCAAAACCCTGTCCCTTGTGGCAAGGATGAGTACGAGCGTATTGCCAGCGACTTCGGCATTGATCTAAAGATTGAAGAGTACGAAAGTTTCTATGATTCCGAGTTCTATTCCAGAAAGCACCGGCAGGACAAGTTCAAACGTCCTACGTTCCACCCGCTGAACTGGAACAAGTTCATCGAGAACACGAAGCTCGCGAAGTTGGAAACACTCGGTGAGTCCCTCATTGGGCACATGGCCGAGTGCAGACATGACGTCGAGCACTACAATGTCTTTTGTGATATGTACCTCGCAATGAACAAGAAGCATCCAGCGCTTTTCCCTATAAGCAAGATCCAGACGCGAGAGTGGTTGTGCAACCGCGCTTGGGGGCAGGAGAGTGCTTTGTAGGAGAGAGGCGTGTATGGACCGGTCACGCTAAGTCCGAAAACTGACGAGCGGTATCGCTACGGTACCGTAGTGGTGGATGGTTGGTGTAAAAGAATTTTAAGTATACAACATGGAACAACCACTATCTAACACTAGCAGTTATATGGGCCGAGAAGGAGAGGATCCCACCACTCCATTCTGGGGCCATGGTAACTACGTAGGACCCTTTTGGTCAGATGGAAAAATCCAATCAAGCGTCGAGTGGGGTTCCAAGAAACCCACCGACGAGTTTGACGCGTTAGCCCAACAGCACGACGCGGCTTACGCTCACTGGAAAGACGACAAACATCGCGAGGCAGCAGACCTCATATTTGCTGAAGAGGCAAGAAAGCTGAAAAAGAGTTACGGCAATTCGCCGGCCGCACAAACGCGGTTCGCAGCTGCGATGGTGGAGGAAGGAAACTACACAAGTCGTCAAGCCAAGAAGCTTGCCGCCGACATTGCTAGCCATGGTTGGCTCGGCGCCGTCAAATTTCAGATCCAGAACATGGTGGACAGCCAAAAACGAATGAACGGAACATATCTTAAGAGCGAACTGGCTAGAGTACGCGAGTATTATGATGCTCATGCCCGACACGGTGGAGAGGGGAGCCAGTCACCTGAGGGAAAAGACGGAAAACAGATACTCCCGGTTGTAGCGAAAACCCCCAAGTTGTCGCACAATACAGTGGTACCGGACACAGAAATCCCTTTCGTTCAAAACGGCCGAAGCTGGTACACCAGGTATCGACAGAAGAAAAGAATTCAGCGATTTGGACGCCTTAAACAAGAGGCAATAGATTCCATCAACGACCCTAGCGCACGAAGAGGCGCGCGTCCTCCGAATGTTCGCGCGGCTGTAAACATTATAGACTTCACAAAAACAAACAAGAATCAAGTACTTCCGTGGTTCGACAAAGGGTCTGCATTTAATGGAAGGGCGGGAGGAGTAAAATAAGAATAAATAAGACAACGAAAACGACAATCTCAATATGGCTAAGCGTGTTATTAAGGTCAATATTGCACGCGGTGCGCGGAAGGGATCTAAGACCCCGTCCCGATTTGGAGCGGTTTCGACAATCAATACAGCGCCAGTTAGCGTTGGTAACTCGGTTCGCGGTTGCGAGCCACGAGTTAGCCAAACTACAAATGGTGCTCGTGTTGTTGGTCGCGACTTTGCTTTTGCTCTCGGCAGTACTGCAACTGCGGTCACTGGCTGGGAAGTAATCGGGGCCATGCCGATAACGCCTTGTGTGTTACCGTCCTCTGTTCTGCGCAATTACTGCCAAATGTTCAACAAGTTTAGAGTGAATGCAATGAAATTTCACTACATCACGAGTTCGCCAACCAGTCAGGCGGGAGATGTCCTCTTCTATTTCGAGAAGGACGCACTTTCACCCATGTGTGACTACACGAGCAGTAGTTTTCTCCCATACGTGTTGAGTGATCCGGCAACGGTCATCGGTCC